CCAAGATGCCGAAAAAGCCGTTAGTTGTCGGGTTTGGTGGCGGGAAAGGTGGTGGCGCCGGCCGTAGCCCGAAAGAATCACCTGACAGTCTTCATAGCACGGCGTATGCCCGCGTCGTTGACCTGGTGTCAGAGGGCGAGGTGTACGGCCCGGCGCACGGGTTGAATGGTGCACTGCGTGATGTGTATTTGGACGGCACGCCGATTGCCAACGAGGACGGCTCTCTGAACTTTCAGGATGTCGCAATCGATTTTCGGGCAGGCACGCAGACTCAAGATCCGTTGCCGGGTTTTCCAGCTTCAGAAGTTACGGCTGCGGTAAACGTTGAACTGACGGCTGCTGTTCCCTGGGTCAAGTCGTTCACCAATGTTCAATTGTCCGCTGTGCGGATCACGCTCGCAGTCAATGGCCTCTCATTGGCCAACACCAGCAACGGTGATATCACAGGCTACCGGGTGGAGTATCGGATTGAACTCAGCACAGACGGTGGTGCATATCGCGAGGTGTTGCTTAGCGCGTTTGACGGAAAGACTTCGCAGCGCTATTCGCGATCGCATCGCATCGATTTGCCTTCGGCGCGATCCGGGTGGTCTATCCGAGTCGTTCGGATCACCGCCAATGCGACGAGCAACACCATCGGCGACAAGACTTTCGTGGATGCATATACCGAAGTGGTTGACGCGAAGTTGCGCTATCCCATGTCGGCCGTCGTTGGCATCAAGCTTGATGCGTCACAGTTCCAGAGTATCCCCACGCGAGCCTATGACTGGAAGGGGCGCATTGTTCGCGTGCCCTCCAATTACAACGTGGATGACCGTTCTTACAGCGGAACTTGGGATGGCACCTTCAAGCTGGCTTGGACGGATAACCCCGCATGGATTTTCTTCGATCTGGTCAGTAACGACCGATACGGCTTGGGCGAGCGTATTCCGGCTGGCTGGCTGGACAAGTGGGGCCTGTATCAAATAGGCCGATATTGCGATGAGTTGGTCCCGGATGGGTTTGGTGGTCAGGAGCCTCGTTTTACCTGCAACGTGTATCTGCAGACGGCGGCTGATGCGTATCGCGTTCTGCAGGACTTGGCGTCGGCGTTTCGGGGTATGGCGTACTGGGCGAGCGGCGCGGTTTTTGCCGTTGCGGATATGCCTGGTGACCCGGTTTACACCTTTACGTCCTCAAACGTGATTGATGGCCGCTTCAGCTACGTCGGTAGCCCGTTGAACACGCGCTATACCGTCGCGTTGGTGTCATGGAATGATCTCTCCGACATGGGCCGGCAGAAGGTTGAGTATGGCGAGGGCCGGCAATCTCTGGGCCGCTATGGCCTGAAGCAAATTGAGATAAGCGCGTTCGGTTGCACGTCGCGCGGTCAGGCGAACCGCGTAGGGAAGTGGGTGTTGCTGACTTCGAAAATGGAGACGCGATCGGTGTCCTTCGCGGTAGGCCTGGACGCCTGCCGCGTTCGGCCAGGCAACATCATTCGTGTTGCGGATCAGCATCTGGCCGGGCGCCGGATCGGCGGCAGAATTCGTGAGGCCACGGCTACGGTCGTCACGGTCGATGCGAAGCTTGGCGTGCGTGTAGGGGACCGTCTTACGGTCAACCTCCCCAGCGGAATTTCGGAAACGCGGATCATCAGCTCTGCCGTCGGGCAGGGGCTGACGGCGGACTTGACGCGCTTCACGGTGGACTCGACCGAGTTGACCGCAGACCTCGTGGGCTTGCCTGACACCGTACTCGTATTGACCGTAACGGCGCCGTACTCCGAAGTTCCCCAGGCCGAGTGCATTTGGACGTTGGAGTCGGAGGAGCTATCCGCGCAACGCTTCCGCGTCTTGAGCGTCAAGCGTATTGACGGAATGAAAGCGGAGATTTCTGCGATTCAGCACGAGCCGGGGAAATTCGATAATGTGGACTTCGGAACTCGTCTTGATCCGGCGCCGATCACCGTCGTTCCTCCGGGCGTTCAATCGCCTCCTTCAGATGTAGCGATTGCATCTTATTCGGTAATCGATCAGGGTTATGCAAGTCATACGGCAGTCTTCTCATGGAAGCCCGCTGCGAATGCAGTGGCGTATGAAGTGCAGTGGCGCCGCAATAATTCGGACTGGATCAATTTGCCCCGCACCGGCTCTACCAGCATCGAAGTGCCCAACATCTACGCGGGCGAATTTCTGTGCCGTGTTCGTGCGATCAACGTGATGGATGTCGGTTCCATTTGGGCCACCTCTACCCAGACGGAATTGGATGGAATTTTGGCGCCGCCACCCATGGTGACGAGCCTGACGGCAGCATCGTTAGTGTTTGCTATCCGACTGAAATGGACCCTTCCCACGTCACCGTCAATCATTGAACGAACGGAACTCTGGTATAGCGAAGCGGCGGAGTTTTCAACGGCGCAGAAGGTCGGTGACTATGCTTATCCGCAAGACACCTCCACGCTGATGGGGTTGGCCGCAGGTACGCGCTTGTATTTTTGGGTGATTCTGAGGGACCGCAATGGCGTGGCGGGGGCTCGTTACCCCGCGGGCAACGGGATGCTGGGTCAATCCAGTTCGGACGCTGCGGAAATTTTGGATTATCTGAACGGCAAGATCACTCAAACGCAGCTGGCGAAAGACATTCTGGCGCCCATTGAGCAGATTCCGGTATTGGACACTCGCATTACCCAGGAGGCCGCTACAAGACAGGAACAAAGCGATGCGATGGCGCAGACGATCAGTGCCATCAGCGCAAAAGCTGATGAGACGGCTGGTCTCATCAAGGACGAGAGTACCGCCCGCGCTAATGAAGATGAAGCCCTCGCGGAGCGTATTACAAGTGTTCAAGCCGTTGCAAACAAAGCCTCCTCGGCAGTGGATATAACCGCTAGAGCCGTTGCAAAAACCGACGAGGATTTGGAGGCTATGTGGGGCGTCAAGACTCAGCTCTCGGCCGGCGGCCGCAACTACATCTCCGCTATCGGGGTGGGCACGTCAAATACTGACGGCGTAGTTGAGTCTCAGGTGTTGGTGGCCGCTGACCGCTTTGCCGTTATTCATCCCAATGGTCCGCAGGTCACTACGCCTTTCGTGATTCAGGGTGGCCAAGTCTTCATGAATCAGGCGCTCATTGGCACGGCTTGGATAAAGAGCGGGAACATTGAATCGCTGGATGCAAGCAAGGTGACGTTCGGCCAGATGAGCGGTGACCGTATTGAAGTTAATACGTTGGCCGCGAACTTGGTAGATGTCAAGAGGGCTTATATCAAGATGGCGCACATTGACGAAGCGCAGGTCGATACGCTTCGACTTGCCCCAGGCTCCGTGGTGGCAGGCCAAACAATGCAAGTCTATATGAGCCTAGGCGTGACGTCAGGCGTAGATAACGCCGCTATGTCCATTTCCATTCCATACGGTGCATCCGCAACGCTCATTTTCTGGTCTTTCGAGACCAGCGATTGGGGGCCGGGTCAGGCGGGTCGAACGCCGTTGCGCGTACATTCAAATTGGTACGGAAATGTCCTGGACTCTGCGGCAGGGGGCGGGGTGCAAGCGAACCCCACGAGTGCCCGGATCCTACATCAAGGATTCTATTCCGGTACCGCTGTTGGGGCGGGTGTACACACCATAACTGTCTTTGGTCCGCGGCCCATCAATGGCATTGCGACCACGTTTGGTCACGTGTCCGTACTTTCTTTCCAACGCTAGGAGAATGAGATGACCGACAAGTTCGGAAATCGGTCTGTCCAGGAATACGACTTTCCGGACGACCACACAGATACCTGGACCCTGTTTGATCCGGTTCATGGTTTGGCGCGATACACGCTTATCGGACCTTGGAAAAATGCTCGGCTTACGGCGGAAAACGGAAAGATGGGAGTGATTCCCGGAGCGGCCGATCTAGACCGCCATTGGGTTCGGCAAAACGAGTTTCAAGAGCGACCGAGCATGCCGATTGTTGTTGATGGGACGACCATTCGGAATATCCCTGTGCCGTGCTCCTTGGGCATCAACGGGAAGGGCTTTGATGACGTTGTTGAAGACCACATCGAGTTCGAATTTCCAGAACCAGGCTCTTATCGAGTCGAGATTTTTTGCGAACCCTACATTTTGTGGAGCCACACTTTTGAAAATTAGATTCAAGCCTTGCTACCGGTCTAAGCGGACTGCGGACTACCCCCCCATAGCGGAGCAACTGGACGCGCTTTATCACGCGGTGATGGCAGACCCTGCTCTTGCTGAGAGGCTCCAGAGGTTTGTCGAGCCGATCCGTAAGGTGAAGGAAAAGCATCCGAAGTGATCTTTTGGTATTCATAGCCACCATCAAGCCCGCCTCCCCGCGGGCTTTTTTTCACCCCACAGGAGGCCATCCTGCACACCCTACTCAGGAGCACCCCTTCTATGGAACCCGGCTCTACCAGCCTAGGCGGTCTTGCCGCCTTAAAGGTCGCGATGGCGTACGGGATTCCCGCCGCCATCGCGGCCATGCTTGGCTTATTGATCATGCCGCCACGGACGATTAGAGAATTCACGGTCCGCACGGTATCCACCGTAACCTGTTCCTTTCTCTTCGGCCCGGCGCTGGCCGCATCGGTCATTGCCTGGAAGCCCGCTTTGATGGAGGCCATGACCTGGCTCGCCCATCATGGCGCGGGCACCGACGATGCGTTGCTTGCCAAGTTTTATGTGCTGGGTCCCAGCATGTTATTGGCCGGCTTACCGGCGTGGTGGGTGTTGGGTGCGTACATGCGTTGGATGGCCAGCATGCGCAAAAAAGGGGTGCTGGAGTGGCTAGCCGAGGCGCGTGCCAAGGTATTGGGCACACCCGGTAATAGAGGAAACACCCATGACCCTTAACTCCCTCATCCCCATCGCCATCTCCCCGGCGCTCGCTTTGCTGCCGCCCGC